AGGAAACCAAGAGGACATGGAGCAGACCAGGCAAATGCTGGACACCATCGACCAGTCCATTCTGGAAGCCTACGTGGCCAAGGTGGGGGACAAGTGCAGCCGGGAGGACATCCTGGAAATGATGGAGAACGAGACCTTCCTGACGGCCAAGCGGGCCGTGGAGCTGGGCTTTGCGGACGCCATTTGGAAGCCGGAGGGGAAAGCGGAAGGGGCGGTGGCCGCCGTAGCCGGTTTGGGGGACCTTCCGCCTGTGGAGGACCTGCTCCGCCGGGGGAAAGAGCGGGGGACGAACCAGGGCCACAGCGAGAACGAGCCGGAAGAGCCGGGACACGGCGAGGACGGGAACGGCCCGGTGGGGGAGAATGAGAGGCTGGTCACCGACCAGGGGAACACCCTGTGCGATCAGAATACAAAACACAAGACAAGGAGTGAAGAAGCAGTGGAGATCGAGAATGTGGAGCAGCTGGCCCAGGCTTATCCTGAACTGGTGGCCCAGGTGAGGTCCACCGCCGCCCAGGCCGAGCGGGCACGGATCACCGGCATTGACGCCGTGGCCGTGGCGGGGTTTGAGGACATCATCAACAAGGCCAAAGAGGACCCGAACCAGAACGCCGGAACGGTGGCCGTTGACATCATCAAGGCCCAGAAGAAGGCGGGGGAGACCTATCTGGAGCAGCGGGAGAAAGAGACCGAGCCGACCAACGCCGTGCCTGCCGCCGGTACCCCGGAGGGGGAGAGCGACGAGGGCAAGGAAAAGGCTGAACTGGTCGAGCAGGTCAAAGCCGCCGTGAAAGCCTTCTACGGCGAGAAGAAGGAGGAGAAGTAACTATGGCTATTACCACAGGAGGCCGGGTAGACTACATCGACCATGACAACCTGATCGCCAAGCTCTATCCGCCCACGGACACCTTCCTGGTGGAGCTGAAGACGGCAGGGGCCTATAAGCGGGGCACTGTCCTGTCCCGGGAAGAGGACGGGAGCTATGAGGTGCTGGGCAGCGGCACCGGCAAGGCAAGCGCCGTGGTGGCGGACGACACCATGGACGGGGACGGCACCGCCGTTGCCTATCGCTCCGGCCACTTTAACCGGCTGGCCCTCATCGTGGCAGAGGACTATGAGCTGACCGCCGACGACGAAAACGACCTGCGGGGAGCGGGCATCTTGCTCACCGACATGGTGTACGCCCCTAGCGAGGACAGCACCAAAGAGAGCTACACCCAGGAGGAGCTGAACGCCATGACCATCAGCCAGATCAAGAGCCTGGCCGAGGAGAAGGGCTACACCATCACCAAGTCCGTGAAGGACGAGATCATCACTGAGTTCCTGGAGCAGCAGGGCCAGGCGTAAATAGGGAGGGATAAGAAATGGCAATCGACTTTCACAGCACCATCTTCATGGAAGGGGTCATCCGGGAGAAGCCGGTGGTATACTCCTTCCTGAAGGACCGGTATTTCCGGGAGAACTCTGTTTTTAACACCAAAGAGGTCTATGTGGACTACGACGACGGCGAGGGCAACCTGATCGCCCCCTTTGTCATCCCCCGCACGGGCAAGGTGCCCATGGGCCGGAGCGGCTATGGGACATATAAGCTCCAGCCCGCCTACATCGCCCCTTCCCGTGTGCTGACCATGGACGTGCTGGAAAACCGCATGGCCGGGGAGCATATCATGAACGGCATGACCCCTGCCGAGCGGGAGCGGTACTATGTGACTGAGGACCTGGAGAAGCTGGACAAGGCCATCACCCGCCGGGAGGAGTGGATGTGCGCCGAGACCATGCTGGACAACGCCTGCACCATGAAGCACATCGGAGACCGGGCGGACCTGACCGTGGACCTGGAGGCCAAGTTCTATGACGGTAAAGAGAACCCCGGCGTCTTTAAGCCCACGGAGAAGTGGGACATCGGCACCGAGACCAAGCGGGGCAGCTGGTACAACGAGGTGTGCCGCCAGATCGAGAGCATGACCAGCGCCGGGCGGCCTGTCACCGACCTGGTGGTGGGCGGAAAGGTGGCGGAGCTCATTCTGTCCGACCCCTGGGCCATCAAGATTTTGGACAACCGCCGCATTGAGCTGGGGAGCATCGACCCCCGGTGGCAGGAGAACGGCACCACCCGGCTGGGCGTGCTGAACTTCGACGGCGTGGACCTGGAAATCTTCAAGTACAACGGCACCTACGAGGAAATGGGCAAGGACGGGAAGAAGGTGCAGAAGCTGTACCTCCCCTCCACCGCCGCCATCCTGGCCGCCGCCAACACCGGCAAGATCCGGTACGGCGCCGTCACCCAGATGGAGATGGATGGGGTGGTCTACACCCGGACCGGCGCCCGTGTGCCCAAGTATCTGAAGGACCCGGCCACCAACAAGGAGGAGACCGTCCTGACCGCCGCCCCCGTTGCGGCCCCCAAGATGAAGGGCCAGTGGAGAGCCTGCCGGGACGTGTTCACCGCCTGAGAAGGGGCAGAGAAGGATGAGGCGGAGCTTGAAGGTGCAGATCGAGCGGGACGCCAAGAGGGTGTTCCTTGACCTCAACGATTTCGCTGAGCTGGTCCACATCCGGTACTGGCGGCACGGGACCTCCAAAGAGCCGGAAGATAAGGAAATCTCCGTGGTGGTGGAGGAGAACATGAACGACAACCGAGTGTGGAACCGGAACAAGACCCACACAAAGATGGGAAATGACGAAAGCCTCTTTCAGGTGGACCTCACCTTCTTCTGCGCCCGCTCTGACTTTGACCCGCCTCCCCGCCGGAAACGGCAGATGGAGGTTGACGGGAAAGCATACGAGGTGGTGGGCGTCACCTTTGAAGGCGGCCTTATGAAAGTAGAGCTGCGGGACCTGGAGGAATGAGCATGGCGGGCGTCAGCATTACCGTGGATAAGGCCCAGGTGGAGCACGTCAACAAGCTGCTGGCCAACGCACCGGAGAAGGCGCTGACCGTCTACCGGAGGGCCTTTGACCGAGGGCTGAAGGCGGCCAGGACACAGGCGAGCCGGGAGATCACAAGCCGGTATGCCATCAAGGCGGAGAACCTGCGGACCTACGAGACCATCCGCTCCAGGATCGACACCAACACGGACGGGGTGACGGGGTACATCAACTTCGCCGGAGCGAAGATACCCCTCTACCGCTTCAACCCAAAGCCAAAGGACCGGCAGTACACCAGCCGGTACGTGAACGGGGTGGGCGGATGGCGGATCACCACAGACGTATATGCCGCCGACCTGAAGGGGAAGGGGCAGATGATCCGGCGGAGGACCGCATTCATCGCCACGTTCCAGTCGGGGCATAAAGGTCTTTTCTACCGGGTGATAAAGCAAGACCCGAAGACGGGAAAGCAAGTCAAGACATCGGGAGGAAAGGTCCCGCTGGAAGAGATGTGGGGCTTTTCCGTGGCCGATATGCTGGACTACAAGCCCGCCCGGGAGGCCATCCAAGAGAGGGCCAGGCAGGTGGTGGAAGAGCGTATCGACCACGAACTGCTGCGGACCCTGGAGGAGCAGGCGTAAGGAGACAGAGACGAGGAGGAAAGCACTATGGCAAGCAAGAAAAGCGTCAACAGCGAGGACGAGACCCTGGCGCCGGAGGAGACCTTGGAAGAGGAGACCGGGGCGGAGGAGACCGGAGAGGCCGAGACCGCCCAGGAGGAGACACCGGCCAAAGCGGAGGAGGAGCGGGTGAAGCTGGTCTACATCGGCCCCTCCCTCCCCTTCGGAAAGCTGCGGAAGTCCATGATCTTGGAGGGGACGGAGAGCCAGATTTGGGCTTTTTTGGGGGAGATGCGGGACCTTTACCCGGAACTTCCCTATCTGCTGGTTAAGCCGGAGGAGCTGCCGGAGGCCATGAAGAAGGTCTCCGCCATGGGGAACGTCCTGCACAAATACTACAATGACCTGCTGGCCAAGAGCCGAGCGGGGAAGAAAGGGTGAAATCAATGGATTACTTTGGCGTCAAAGTGACGGAGAAGAAAACCTCCGTCACGTCCCCGGTGACGGCGGAGACCGGCGTGATGGCCTTCGGCGCAGCCCCTGTCCATCAGGTGGGGGGCAAGGTCAATGAGATCGTGGCGGCCTACACCTACGCCGAGGCCGTGGCGGCGGTGGGCTATTCCGACGACTGGGAGAAGTACCCCCTGTGCGAGGTCATCTACTCCCACTTCAAGCTCTACGGCGTGGGCCCCCTTCTGCTGGTCAACGTGATGGACCCGGAGAAGAACAAGGGGACCGAGACCACCGAGGAGAAGGACCTGGTGAGCGGGCAGGTGAAGCTGTCCGGTGACACCATCCCGGACACCATCCAGGTGAAGGTGGAGGAGACCGTCTATGAGAAGGGCACGGACTATGACGTGTTCTTTGAGGACGGGGAGTGCATCGTGGAGGTGCTGTCCGGCGGCTCCATCCCGGCAGATGTGGACAAGCTGACGGTGGTTTACACCAAGGTGGACTTCACCTCGGAGAGCCTGAAGGACGCCGTGATCGGCGGCTATGATACCGCCACCGGGAAGAGCACCGGCATTGAGCT